AGGCACAGACAGCCTTTGATGCTTTGAAGAAGCACAGCACTATCTCAGATTTTCTCATCGGGCTAGATGACGATGATGCTGATAACTATCCAGAGATTGATGGAGTAATACGTGATGTGAACCCACGCATCCGTATGAATGGAACTCTCAACCTGCTGGTCAAGAAGTATCAGGATAAGTACGAGACTATCAGCTTTATGGGTGATGACCACTTGGTAAGAACCGATGGTTGGGATGAGAAGTTATATGAACCTATCCGCAAGCGTGGCTTTGGTATCTCCTACGGTAATGACCTATTCCAAGGTGAGAACCTACCTACTGCAGTAATGATCTCTACCAATATCAGCAAAGAACTTGGCTTCTTTGCACCACCCAGATTGATTCACCTGTATATGGATAACTTCTGGAAGTTGTTTGGTCAAGTACTTGGATGTTTAGACTATAACCCTGATGTCATCATTGAACATATGCACTATATGGCAGGTAAATCTAAGGTAGATGCTGGCTATATCGAGGTCAACTCCAATGAGATTGGTGACCACGATGCTGAGGCCTTCAGAGAATACTGTGTGCATCAACTGAAAGCAGATGCCATCAAAGTGATGATGAAGGTGGGACAGTGAAGAAAGTATTAGTCACTGGTGGCTTAGGTTTTGTTGGGCAATACTTTATGGATTATCTTGTCAAAGACAAATGGGATACAACTATGGTTGACATCAAAGATGGCGTTGACTGCAGAGACTTCTTCAAGTCTGTTGATTTCCAATATGATTTAGTTATTCATCTAGCAGCTATTGTGGGTGGACGTGAGTCCATCGAGGGTCGTCCACTTGCAGTGGCTGATAACTTCAGTATTGACTCTGAGTTCTTTCAGTGGTGTCTCAAGACTAAACCTAAGAAGGTAGTCTACTTCTCCAGCTCTGCTGCTTATCCTGTATCACTGCAGACTGAGGCAAGACACGTCAAACTGAAAGAGACTATGTCCTGCTGGGAACATATGTCTATGCCTGATATGACTTATGGTGCATCTAAACTCATCGGAGAATATCTTGCATCCTTTGTTGAGAATGTCTATGTCTTTAGACCGTTCAGTGGTTATGGAACAGACCAAGACTTGAACTATCCATTCCCGATGTATGTCAAGAGAGCCTTGTCAAAGGCTGATCCGTTTGAAGTCTGGGGACCAGGCACACAGACCAGAGACTTTATACACATCAGAGATATTGTTGGCGCAGTAATGATGTCACTTGAAGCACCATCACTTGGTCCAGTTAATCTAGGCTGGGGTAGGTCTACATCATTCCTAGAACTGGCACAGTTGTGTATGGATGCAGTTGGTTATGAAGGTGAGATTAAGACCAGACCTGATAAGCCTGTCGGGTGTATGCACAGAGTGTCTAATAATGATTTGATGTTATCCTTCTATGAACCGAAGATTACTTTGGAAGAAGGTATTGAGATGGCGGTGCGTGGAATTGCCTAGTCCTAAATATAACAAGACCAAGGGTTCACAGTTCGAGCTTGATGTTATGAAATGGTTCCGCTCTCTTGGCGTAACAGTAGAAAGACTCAGACTTGCTGGGCGTCACGACGAAGGTGATGTTGCTGTCATCGTCGGTGGTGGTACGTATCTCTTTGAGTGTAAGAACACAGCAAGGTTAGAGTTAGATAACTTTTGGAAGCAGGTAGAAGTAGAAGCAAAGAACTATGCTAGGGCTAGGAATATAGATGTTCCGTTCCATTATGTATTATGGAAGCGTAAGCGTAAAGGTATCGAACAGACCTGGGTAATCCAGAGTCTGGACCAATGGTTAGAGGAAAGACAATGATCTGTCACGACTGCACTATAGCTGCAACCTATAATCAAGCAAGCAAGGTTGCTCTATCTAAATCATTCCACGACAAATGTGAGGGAGACTGCGGATGCCAGCACAAGACTGGTCCAGGATGGTTCGTAAAGCGAAACGAAAAGGCTCCGTTGATGCAACTACAATCCCCATAGCAGTTATCATTCGCTACTTCGGTGGCGAGGTGAAGGAAGGAAAGAACGTATCGGTTAAGTGTTGCATACACCACGACACTAGACGCTCTGCAGTAATAGATACGTATGGTAATTTGTATTTCTGCCACACCTGTGGCAAAGGGGGAACAGCAATAGATGTCATTATGGAGAAGGAAGGGGTAGGTATCAAAGATGCTTTCGAGCGGGCAGATGAAATCCTTACTGGAAGCGGCGAATCATTACAGCCAGCATCTGGACGAAAGAACTCTAGAGTATCTCGACGGACGTGGAATCTCTGAGGATATAGCTAGAGAGTTTAAGTTAGGAACTATCACAGATCCTATTGCAGGTCACGAGATACACGCTGGATGGTTATCTATTCCTTACATCACTGCTATGGATATGGTTGTTGGCTTTAAGTTTAGAAGATTGGACGACGGTAAGCCCAAGTATGGGTCTCCTCTGGGACAGAAGGCTCATCTCTATAATGTCAAAGATACAATGATTGACTCTGGGTTTATCGTCGTCTGTGAAGGTGAGTTAGATACAGTTGTTCTCTCTGGTGTATGTGGTATCCCAGCGGTCGGAGTACCAGGAGTAGCGGCGTGGAAGCCGCATTATGCGCGGCTAATGACTGGCTTTGATACTGTCTATATCATCGGTGATAATGATGTGAAAGAAGATGGCTCCAATCCAGGAGCAGAGTTTGCAAAAAGGGTAGCAAATGAATTAACAAACGGACAAATTGTACAATTACCGCCAGGTATGGATGTTAATGAGCTTTATCTGGCACAAGGACCTGAAGCAATCGAACATCTAGTAGGAGGAGTCAAGTGAGTGAGCAAGAAAAAGGACCTGCAAGAGGCAGCCAGATTATTGATGGATATGGGGATGATAATAGTTTCGATAGATTACAAAGCTGGTACGATAACTTGCCAGCCAATGCCCATAAGAAGATAGATGATGAGTTTGTTGCTGATGTATGGCGTATATTAGATTCTGCTGGAAATCTTTTGATAAAAAAACATCTTGACTATGGCGCTAAGAACATAGCTCATTCACCTGGTGGCCCTCTTAATGGTTTGCGTGTCAGACTTTGGGATAAAATAGCCAGAATAAATAATTTATTAGATAGTAAAGTTGAGCCGTCTAATGAATCTTTGCGTGATAGCTTTATTGATCTGCTTAATTACTCAGCCATTGCGATAATGGTATTGGATGACAAATGGCCCAAGGAATAGGAACGGATGGGCTTACTAAAGCCCAGCGTTATTACCGAAAGCATCGGGATAAAGTCCTAGCCAAGCATAAAGAACTACGTCAGGAAAATCCTGAAAAGTTTAGAGGTTGGTCTAAGAACTGGAAAGATAATAATCCAGATGCTGATCGTGCTCGTCACTTGATGCGTGAGTATGGAATAACTGTTGAACAATACAATGCTATGGAAGTACAGCAGGGTGGAGTATGTGCTATCTGTAAGCAACCTGAAACCCAGGAACGCAACGGAGTGAAGTATCGTTTAGCAGTTGACCACTGCCATAAGGCAGGTAAAGTCAGAGGCCTTCTCTGCTTCAAGTGCAACTCTGCTATGGGTTCTTTTGAGAAGCGTGATATACCGATGTCTAATGTTGAAAAGTATTTGGAAATGTATCGTGACTGAGAAGAAGAAACGTTCGTGGTACTTGGAAGCCTTGCGTCGCAAGAAGATTGCAGAGGCAAAGCGCATCAAGGAAGACCTCTACATCAAGGAGATGAATAAGAAAGCCAATGAGTGAACTGCACCCATCCTTCTATGATATAGCTCCCTCTGTTGCTAACTCTGTTGCACGACGCTTTGCTCAATGGGTTGAGCGTGAAGATGTGCTACAAGAGTGCTACGCCTGGGCTATGATGCGAGCAGAACACTACGCAGAACTGCTCAATGAAGAGAATAAACTGCAGAGAACTATCAATGAGAAGCGTATTATCTGGCAGATGCGTCGCCATTGCGAACGCTATTGTCGTAAAGAGAAGGCTAAGAAGTCTGGCTATCAAATCAATGATGAGTCCTTCTACGATACCGCTATCTTGGCTCAGCTACTACCACACGTTATCTCATCGGTGGTTGATGGGACTGTTTTAGAACAGGCACAGAACCTCATCAATGATGGTCAGCCTCGTAAGCAGGCAGCTCCAGCAGAAGGTGGCAACCTACTTGCTATGTTGATTGACATCAAGAAGGCCTATCTCAAACTTGAGATTGAAGATAAAGATATTCTTATCAAGAGATACCACGAGAACCTTACCCTGCAGGAGATGGCTGAGTATCTGCAGTGCGCCGTCTCTACTGCTGATCGTAGATGCACCAGTTCTCTTCGCAGATTACAGAACCTTCTTGGTGGAGAGTCACCTTACCAGTGATATACGAATACAAATGTCCGAACTGCTCGACAACCCTTTCTGTTGAGCGTTCCATCCACGCCGAAGCTAGCACCCCCTCTTGTGCTGACTGCGGTGCTCTAATGAATAGGGTCTGGTCCCCGCCTCCGATCACCTTCCGAGGACCAGACTTCTATTCAACAAGCAAGGATTAGAAAAGCCCCGCAGGAAAAGGGTGCTGCGAGGCTTTAGATTTATTATAGTATATTTACTATTTCTCAGTAGTGTCCATTCTTTCTATGGAAAGCAAGCGCACGACACGGGGTAGAATATCGTGATTCAATGTATCTAAGACCGCGTAGTATCTGGATTCGAGGTCGCTTATCCCTCTCTCCAAGGAGTTGAGCGATTCCGAAAGCTGTTGATTTTGGGTTCTGTGCGTAGTGGTCAAACCTGCTCTCACGGGTCCAAAGGTCGTGTAAGCAGAGCCATTCTCGTCCTCTCCAGCCCCACCCCGCAGCAGCGTAAGCCTTTGCGATCTCTTTATTGGTCTGTTTCTCACTCCAGGTTGCCTTCCTCGCCTTGATAACTAGGTCGGTTGGATACTTTACCTGCTGAGTGTGAGGTTGGTGCGCCCACACGAGCGTCAGTGTTGCCACTAATATCAAGCCAAGCCTTGTTCTCTTTCTCATCTCTTGCCCTCTCCTCCTCGAATAACTCTCGGTATTGGTCGGGGTAGAGCTTGCGTAATCGAGCCAATGCTCGATCTCTTACCCTTCGGTAGTTGCGTTGCCTGACGGCTTGACGGATAGCAGTATCTACTCTCTTGTCAATATCTACCACTCGTTCTCTCCCTCTAGGCATAACAGGCCATAGGCTAGCAGACAAGCAAGGATTACACCTAAGAAAATCACGCTCGCTCCCTTTCATCTAGGATAGTGGCAAGCACTAACGAGCTAACCTCTATCTTATCGGTCACTAAAGTAGGTTCTTCGGGGTCACTCTCGTCCCATATTGAGACAAATATCCTTCGGTCTAACTCTTTTCGATACCACTCCACCGCAGTAAGAGCACTCGCTCCTCCCCACAGCGCATCTGTTCCGTCCTTGCCTGTCACTTCATAGAAGTTCACTTGCTTCATCTTCTTCCTCCTCCTCTACGACCACAAGGGTCGCGCCTAGTTCTGTCATTATGTAGCGCAGGTTCTTCTTCGCTTCCTTCCTCTTGCCCAGCTCGATAGTGCCAAGGATCAGACTTATCTGCTCCTCTGTTGTTAGTTTAGTATCCACGTTCTTCCTCCATTATCTTGATTAGATCGTCCACCTCGGGTGAGTATGGACGTGCCTCTGCCTTGCTATCTTCCTCTCCGCAGGGTGTCTCAGCGTGCTTGACTAGCGTCCTGGCTGAGAAGCTCCAGCCACATACTCCACACTTAGGCATTATCTTTACACTCCTCGCACCAATAGAAGAAAATCTCCGCCACTTCGTAGCGTTCAACTTCTTTCAAGTCGGTACAACTGTCACAAAAGTCTTTCACTTTACTCTCCCTCTCTCTTGTCTTGGGGTCTCTCCCCTAGTTGTATTTTACTCATTACCCACAGAATTACAACAATGACGGCGGAATATGTCGCCACTTGAAACAAGCCGTTTATCCAGCTCAGAGATACGTCAAACATATTAGATCCACTCGTGGCGGATAGTGTAGGCTCCGCGATCTTCATAACCATAAAGCACGGCGGAAACTGTATAGACGATGTGAAAGCCCATATCCATACCGCAACCACCGACGCGGATAACGCGTTGCCCGTTGCGCTCTTTCAATGTTCCAATGTCGAGCTTTCCGACGTAAAACGTCACGTCCACGATCTCGCCACCTACTACCGCGAGCACCTTCATATCACGAGACATTCCCGACGTTGAAACGTGCTTGAGGTTAGTGTATAGCGTCGGTTTCTCTTGCTTTCCTAGTATTGAGAGAAGATAAGCGCGTGCGCTCTCTTTCTCTTGTTCTGCTTGTGCTTTCTTGCTTAGTGTTGCGGTTGCCATTCTCTTTCCCTTTCCTAATTAGCTCCCTCTTGTTAGGTGAGCTACCACAGGGGAGAGGATAACGATCCTCTCCCCCATAGTAAAGCACCTACGCCCTAGCGTATAAGCCTAGACCTCCCCTCTCCTTGATCGTCTCTCTTGCGCTAGATAGTGCGCTTTTCTTAGTGTGGAATAGATAAGCACACCGCCCTAGGTAGGTATCACCGCGCCAGGCGGTTACCTCCCACGCTCCAGCTATCTCGCCACTCTTTACTCTTTCAATGCTTAGGCTTACTCTTTCGCTCATTATGCGCTCACTCTCTCTTTAGGTGTTAGGTAGATCCCTTGTCTCTTGTATTCTCTCAATAAAGCGTTTAGGCGTGTGAGCGATAGACTCGCCACCGCCCACTCTTTCCCCTCTTGATCCACTAGGCGATACTCTTGAGCTTTATTCCTAGACATTACTTTCCCCCTCTTGCTAGGTATTCTTCTAGTTGAGCGTCAGACTTAGCGCGAAAGCACGTATCACATAGGCGATAAGTAGGGCTTTCGCTATGGTATCCCCTGCCCTGCCCGCACTTATCGCAGGGGCGAATATATGACGGCGGTGTATATCGCTTTGGCATTAGATAGCCCTGCCTAATTCATCAAAGCGATAGCGCATTGGAGCGCCCTCGCAATGGATAACCTCAAAGCGGTTTATCACGCCAGCTATCGGGTAGACTAGGATTTCACACGATCCATTAGAAAATCTTTCATAGGTGTAATCGTAATAGTGATAGCCCTCTTGTATTCTTGAGATAGTCTCTTGCTTATCATTAAAGCTCATTCTTCCCTTTCACGCTAGGCGATCTGCCTAGCTATGGGAGAAAATTACCATCTAATTATTGGAATGTCTCCCCTAGATGATGATTATTCGATAACAATTAGATAACGAAGTTATCCACAGGGCTAAGTTACTCGCGGCGGTTGATTGGTAACTTATGGGCTAATTACCTGGCGCGAGATCGTAAAGCCAGGAGCTAGCGGCGCGAGAATAGCGGCGCGGATATGTCGGCGGTTATCTATCGGCGGTTTATTAAATCATCGGTAAAGAATAATTAAGTGAGGGCGCATAGTGCCCGAATGTTTGCCCTCCCCTCTCTCTCCCCTATATGTCTATATGGGATTCAATCGGGTACGGGTAGGGGGGCTATCGCCCCACAGAAAATAACCTACCGTACGGTATTAAAAACGGTAGGTATGTATAGTATGTACCCTTCCCAAAAATTTCTACTAAAGTGAAATCTTTGCTCAGGCAGAATGTCCGTTTTATATACTTATATCTGTGACTTTCGTCACAAATATAAAATTTATTACATACACAGCGGGAAATGAAAAAAATTTCCCGCCTAATATACTATAGAGACCTGCGTAAGCAGGGGAGCAGGTCTCTTATGAGGGCTGCGCTGGCGCTACGCCCCTAGGAGTAGCGGCAAGCAGACCTGGCGCAGGAGCGCCACGAGGAATGCGAATAGCGTAGCGTATAGCCCGAGTGAAGCGCGATGGCGCTTCTTTTAGTTGGGATAGTTCTATCACAAAACAGGAGACCGATGGCAGAGAATCCCGCAGATATTGCCAAGCGGATCATCCTTAACGCTCTAGCTCAAGGTATGACCGTTGAACAAGCCTGCGCTTCCGCAGGCAAATCGGTCAAAACCTGGGAGTATTACAAGCGAACCGACAAGGTCTTCGCTGATAAAGCAGATAGAACACGCCTAGGCCTGAAGACAAAGAACTTCCAAGAGGCCGATGTCCACGATTTAGATTTCGCAGCCTTTAGGCAGCGCTTCCTACACTCTAGAACCTTCCCCCATCAGCAGAACCTAATTGATGTTATTGAAGGTAAAGAGCCAGGGTGGTTACACCCCTCTATGAAGTACGAGCAGGGTCTTAATAATAACCGTATCCTGTTGAACATACCTCCAAACCACGCTAAGTCCATTACGGTCACCGTAGACTACGTAACCTGGAAGGTAGTTACTAACCCTAACTTTAGAGTTCTGATAGTCTCTCAGACTCAGCAGCTTGCTGCAGACTTCCTATACGCTATTAAGCAACGCCTTACTCACCCGATGTATGAGGCTCTCCAGAACGCCTACGCAGCAGGTGTTGGCTTTAACTCCAAGTCCGCTTCCTGGCAGGCCACAAGAGTTGTCTTCGGAGATGAACTACGTGAATCCTCTGAAAAGGACCCGAATATCGAGGCTGTAGGTATCGGCGGTCAGATTTACGGTAAGCGTGCTGATATGATTATTGTCGATGACGCTGTCACTCTAAAGAACGCTAATGAGTTTGAAAAGCAAATCAGATGGCTCACACAAGACGTGCGAAGCCGTCTAAACCCCACAGGTAAACTGGTGGTCATCGGTACCCGCGTTGCATCTGTGGATCTCTACAAAGAGTTGCGTAACCCTGACCGCTATCCTGGCGGACAAGTTCCTTGGACATATCTGGCGATGCCAGCACTACTTGAGACAAATGAAGACCCAGAGAACTGGGTTACGCTCTGGCCTTACTCCGATGCACCCTTTGATGGACAGACCGAAGCAGATTTAACTGCAGATAATCTCTATCCCCGCTGGAATGGTAAGCATCTTTTCAATGAGCGTCAGGCTATGGATGCCCAAACTTGGGCTTTGGTCTATCAACAGCAAGATGTTTCCGATGATGCCATCTTTGACCCAGTATGTGTGAGAGGTTCTATCGATGGAATGCGAAAAGCAGGTAGACTTACTCCTGGTTATCCAGGTCATCCCAAAGACCTCAACGGTTTCTCTTTCGTCTGTGGCCTCGACCCAGCGATGGTCGGAGATACGGCTGCAGTATGTTACGCAGTTGATAGGGTTTCTCATAAGCGCTACATTGTCGACGCTATTAAAATCACGCGTCCTACCCCAGCACAGATTCGCCAGCTTATCCTCGATTGGACTAATGTTTATGCTCCAAGCGAATGGGTCGTTGAGCGTAACGCATTTCAATCCTTCCTCACCCAAGATGAAGGAATTAGACAGTTTCTTGCCACCAAAGGTGTGAATCTAAGAGAACACCACACTGGTAATAACAAATGGGATGCAGGTTTTGGTGTGGCATCTATGTCCACACTCTTTGGAACCAAACAACCTGATGGTAAACATCATCGAGATAACCTGATGCACCTACCATCAGATCAAACAGAGAACATTAAATCGTTAATAGAACAACTTATTACCTGGTCACCGACGACAAAAGGCAAGACCGATATGGTAATGGCTCTCTGGTTCTGTGAAATCAGAGCACGAGAGTGGCTCAATCAAGGAATCCATACCAAGCACCACCTATCAAACCCATTCTTAACAAGGGCAGATAGAGGCAAACGAGTAGTAATCAACATTGATGAAATGTTATCCGAGCAGAATAGGCAGTTCATATGATTAAGCAACCCAAGCCTAAGAAATCTGCAGAGCAACGTAAGTTAGACAAAATTACAAAGCAGTACATTCCCCAGAATAGAACACCACTAACAGCACGAGTTATCGTCCAGGGTCAGCCTGGCGCTGGTATGAAGTGGCAAGGTAAGTAGGAGAGATATGTTAAGCACGAAGGAAGTCATTGCGAAGGTTACCCGCCTTCAGACTAAGTACGCCAAGCGCGATCAGCGTATGCGTGACGTTCTTTCTGTGCGTCAAGGTGACATCTCACGCGTCTACCCTGCGATGTTCTCCGAAGAATATCCGAAACCTCTGGTTGCTAACTTCGTAGATGTAGCTGCTCGTGACCTTGCAGAGGTAATGGCACCGCTTCCATCCTTTAACTGCGCTGCCACCAATATGGTCTCTGATGCTCAGCGTCGCTCTGCTGACACCAGAACACGTATCGCTAACTTCTATGTCTCATCTTCTGACCTACAAATCCAGATGTACTCTGGCGCTGACTGGTTTAACACCTACGGTATGCTCCCTGCGATTGTGGAAATGGATTACAACTCCAATAATCCACGCATCCGTCTACTTAATCCTTTCGGTGTCTATCCTGAAATCGATAGATTTGGTCGCACTATCTCACTAACTCAGGTTGTAGCTACAGATGCTGAGAGCCTTGCTGCTCAATACCCAGAGTTCTACAGTGAAATCATTGGTCGCAATAGCGCTTTGACGATGTCATCTCCGTTGCTATCTCTTGTTCGCTACCACGACAAAGACCAAGATCTCATCTTTATCCCAGAACGTAATAACCTAGTTCTATCAAATACACCTAACCCTGTCGGTAAATGCTTAGCAACCGTTGCTGTTCGTTCCTCTATCGACGGTGAAGCTCGCGGTCAGTTTGATGATATCTTGGCAGTGCAACTTGCACGTGCTCGTTTCGCTGTTCTGCAGATTCAAGCAGCAGAGAAATCTATTCAAGCACCGATTGCTATTCCGCAGGATGTCCAAGAACTTGCACTCGGCCCTGATGCCATTATGCGTTCTGCTAATCCACAAGCAATTCGCCGCGTACCGCTAGAACTACCTGCTGGTGTATTCACCGAATCTGGTGTTCTAGAGCGTGAACTTCGCTTAGGTGCTCGTTACCCAGAGACCCGCAGCGGTAACCTTGATGCTTCCATCATTACAGGTCGTGGCGTACAAGCCCTACAAGCAGGCTTTGATACTCAAGTTCGTGCAGCACAAGCACAGTTTGCTCGTTTGTTTATGGACCTTGTAGCAATCTGCTTTGAGGTAGACGAGAAAATCTTCGGCAGCATCCAGAAAGAAATCAAGGGTGTTGACGACGGTACTCCATTCAATATGAAGTACATCCCATCTAAGGCTATCGCTGGTGAATACGGAGTAGATGTCCGTTACGGCATTATGTCTGGTATGGATCCTAACCGCGCTATCATCGCATTACTGCAGATGCGTAGCGATAAACTTGTCAGCCGCGACTATGTTCGCCGTGAAATCCCAATGGAGCTCAATGTCACTCAGGAAGAACAGCGCATCGATATTGAAGAAATGCGCGATGCACTACGTGTTGCCGTTGCTCAATACGCCCAAGCAATCCCAGCGCTCGCCGCTCAGGGACAAGATCCTTCGCAAATTGTTTCACGCATTGCTGAAGTTATCCAAGGCCGTCAGAAAGGCCTCCAACTAGAAACGATAGTTGAGAAAGCATTTACCCCAGAGCCAGCACCGCAGGCTCCGATGGGTCAAGAGGTTCCAGTAGCAGGTGCGGCCCCCACCCCTGCCTCGCAGCCAACTCCAATGAGTGGTGCGGCCCCTGCTGCTGGCCCACAAGGTCGTCCAGATATCGCATCATTGCTCGCACAAATCGCAGGTTGAGCATAGGGAGGAGGTAAAAATGAAAAAAGGAACAGTAGCAAAAGCAACCCCAGCAAAGCCAGTTGAAGGCAAGAAGGATACCTCTAAGCCGTCAGGCCCAGGAGCTGTCAAGTTCGGCTTCACACCAGCAGGTCGTAAAGGCAAAGGTGTTAAGAAGGGCAAGTAGTTTTTATCGAGAGGATAGAGCGTGAGTAAAGAACCAGATTACATACCGCGCTCTATCCGTCTTGCTGATATCGTAGTAGTTTTCGCAGGTTTATTTCATAACATAATGAGCGCATTGCACGTTTTTTCAGAAGAGATTTTGGATGTTGCGACATATAACGCCATCCGTAAGAACCAAGTTAATCAGGCTTGGGAACAATTCACAGTAGATTTAGAATCGATGGAGGACCCAAATGGCTAGAGGCCCGCTTGCTGGCGCATCAGGTCCAGGTAAATTTTCTAAGAGGACAGACGGAATGAATCTTCCATCAGCATATTACGGCGAAGGTACAGAGACCGCCGCTATTCAATCAGCATCACCACTTGCTAAGACTGCAGATGTACGCGGTATGCCCGCATCAGAGGTAAGACAAGTCGCACAAGAGGCTGTAACACCACTTTATGCACCATCACAACGTCCAGATGAACCGATTACTTCAGGCATTGCAATGGGTGCAGGTCCTGGACCAGAAGTACTTGGTGCTCGTCAGAGCGTTGAGAAGTATTCAGACACATTAGCCAAACTACTTCCATATGATGAATCTGGAGAGATTGCCGTTCTTTACCAAGATATGCTTGCACGAGGTTTATAGTGGAGAAACAATTAAAGATTGCTTCTGCCTCTGCTGGTCTTTCTCCTAAAGATAGGGAGAAAATTGACTCGTTGACAAAGATGGTTACTACTCATAAGAACCTTCTTGATATGCCTGCTAATGAAGCACGCATAAAGTTTCAATCACTACCTGCAGATCAACAAGAAGCTCTCAAGACCGCCTTCGGTACTGAACCAGACAAACCAAAGCGCGGCTGGCTAGGCAATGCGTGGCATTACACAGGTGGCGCACTTATCTCAGGCTTGAATGAAGTGTCAGATTTTATGACACGTGTATATCGTGTAGGTCTATTTGCTGCACAAGATGGTTACTTCACACCAGATTTTACTAAGACACCTGCTCAAAAGGTAGCAATTCTTAACGAGGCTTGGAACAAGTCCAAAGATAACGGTGAACTTGTATACAACGAAGGTCGCATCTCTAAGGCTGTTAAGAAGTATGGCCCTGTTCGTGTTAAGTTAGTACAGGATATTACAGAGCAAAAACGCTCTCTTGCAGACATTGTAGCCAACGGCACACCTGAAGAGAAGGAAATTGCAGCGTTAGCGGCAAAGAAGCAAGATCCGCTCTGGCAAGACGCTTATGATGCTGTATTTGCAGCAAAGTACTCACCAGGTCGTCAAGTTGCTAATGCGCTGCTACCTGAAGGCTTAGAAGGTTCAGGATTCCTATATAAGGGCATTTCAGGTACTGTAGATGCTGCATATCGTGTATTTGCAGACCCAACCCTTGCACTAGGTAAGGCTAAGAAGGCCTATGATGCAGCCAATTACTCTCTCATTAAGATTGTTGGAGACGGTAATAAGGTTGATGATGTCTTCAAAAACCAGCAAGTTGTTAACTTTTTCAACGTATACGGTGCAGAACTAGGTAATCTTGCCAAGGCTCGTAAGGCAAAAGACATAACTAAGGCTACCCAAGCCTCAGAACAACTCCGTCGTATTGCACCAGAGTTTGGTCCTGCTGCTATTGATGAATTTATTAAAGCTGGTGTACGTAATGCTGACACAGCAAAGGCTTATCTGCAAAACACTGTAGATGCTAAGGCTATTCTTAAGGGTCAAGCTGCTCGTGAGACACCTTTAGTGCCACGATTGACCGCTGGTCGCAAGGCTCGTATCGCTGCTTTGACTACTGGTAATAAGATTCTTGATATTGATAAGGTTGGAAGAACTCTTGCACGTTCTTTTTATGGACCAAATCCAGAGTATGAAGATATTCTAACTGGTATTACTACCCGTTCCGAGAATATCGCTATCACAGAGAATGCCATCGGAAGAGTTAAGGGTATTCCTGGCGTAATTCGCTTTACTGATAACCAGATTCAAGGTCGTATTGACCGCTTCGCTCGTAAGTTTACTAAGGTTCCTAACCCAACCGCTACAGTTTTTGATGTAATGGGACCTGATGCTGTAGATCAAATCTACCGCACGGCACGCTTGACCAACAATCGCTACCATAGCAAGATTATTGCTGAGGCTTTTGCAGCAGGTGACGAAGGTCAGCGTATGCAAATCACCAAAGGTCTATGGAATACCATATTCTCAACACGTGGTATCCGCAAAGGTGACCCAGGCAAGACCTTTATGGAGCAGTTTGCAGGGCGTGGACTAGAGAAGCGCTACGCTGCAGATATCGTTGTAGATGGTCAGCGAGTAGGAAACCCTGCAGAGTTTGCAGGAGAGCAGATGGCTTTGTTCCCATACCAACTTTCCTCATCAATGGTAATCCCATCTGTCGTAGATTTAGATAGATTGACTGCTCGTCAGGGTCTTGTCTCTAAGATGGTAGGTCTATCCCACAATAAGTGGGTAGATAAGATTACTTCAGGCTGGTCATTCTTGACCCTTGCAGGTCCACGCTTTGCCATTCGTAACACTATCGAAGATGATATGTTCTATCTTGCTCGTGGTCGCAATCCTTGGGATATGGTTAAAGGCCGTCTATGGTCTACACGCATCCGTACAGGTAAAGGTGTAGCTGGAGAAGATAACGCTCTACAAAAACTTAAAGACACAGTATTTATCAACAGTCAATCAGGTGAACTTGGTGCTATCAATAAGTTCCTAAAGGCTGATGAGTTAGAAGAGTTCGCTAAGAAAGTAGCAGATGCTGCTGATGAGAACGAAGTTCGTTCTGTTATGGCAGAGGCTGTACTACGTCGCAAGTTAGCAAAGCAACTAGACCCTGAAGCAGCTAAGATTGTTTCAGAGATTGCTAAGTATGGCGACCTAGATTCACTACTTGCTGAGGTTTCCGAAGGTGCTAAGAATGGCCTTCGTGGTGGTGGACGTTATTGGAATGTCAATGATGACGTATCTCGCTTCGGTAAGATGGAAGCAATTACTATCAACGGACAGGCTTACAAACGTTCCATCGGTGATAAGTCATTTACTAACTTTAATCCTGTTGCCAATGACCAAGCTAAAGTATCTTGGCTATTCCAGATTGGCGTAATGACTCAGGATGACCTAGGTCGTATCGCAGTTAAATATCTTGATGATGAGAAGACTGCTATTGATGAGATTTATAAATACCTAAGAAGCCTACCTCAGAAGGAAAGAGATCGTTTCCAGCTTTACTTCAAGGGTGGAGATGAGCGCATTCACGCACAGCGTGCCTATCTTGCAGTACGTACTTTGTTCTCAAAGTCAAACGGAGACTTAAACGCAGACCTTTGGAAGAAGGTTGTCAAGACTGACAAAGACGGATATATCAGGGTCAGTTCCAAAGACTTGAAACTTGTAGACTTGCCTACAAACCCTGTAGATGCACCAGCATTTATCTCTGGTCCTACCCTAGTTCCAGTATCTGAGGCAGATAACTTTGCTGCATCTATGTGGGATAAAGGCTGGGATGCAATGGGTGAGGCTAATGCCCGCTGGTCTCGTGAGCCTATCGTTCTAAATGAGGTCATCAGATTCCGCAAAGAGCTAGATGCTTCTGGTTATACTCAAAAAGTAATCAAAGAGTTAACTGCAGGAAAGACAGATGAGGCATATGCTAAGGCTTACAAGTCTGCAATGGCTCACATTAACTCTGTTGCAGAGGATTTAGCTAAGGATAGTGCTCTAGCATTCCTAGATAACCCAGCAGTTCGTAGCCAGTTAGCTATGTCTGCTCGTAACTTTGCACGTTTCTATCGTGCAACTGAAGACTTCTATCGTCGTTTCTATCGCACAGTACGTTACAACCCTGAAGCAATCACTCGCGCTTCGCTAACCTACGACGGAATTTCACACTCAGGCTTTGTGCAGACAGATGATACTGGTGAACAGTACTTCTTCTATCCAGGCACTACTGCTATGTACCAGACAATGGACAAAGTAATGGCTGCCTTCGGTCAGACTGAGGCAATCAAGGCTCCGATGCCTATTGAGTTCAGTGCTAAGTTGAAGATGATTACCCCATCTTCTAACCCAGACTCACTATTTCCTACATTTGCTGGACCGCTATCAGCGGTTTCAATGAAAGCAATTTTTAATCTAGTTCCACAACTTGATAAGTTTGAACGAGTAATCCTTGGTCAGTATGCAGAAGACCAACCAATGGTCAATGCTATCTTCCCAGCACACGTTACTCGATTCCTTGCCTTGATGGATCGCAATGAGCGTAACTCTCAGTTCGCATCTGCTTTCCGTAAGGCTGCTACATACCTTGAGGCTACAGGTCACGGACTCAAGCCAAAGGTAGACCCAGCAACTGGACAAGAAATCCCAATCACCGAAGGTGAACTAGAGCAATATAAGAACAAGTTAGAGGCTTCAACAATTACAGCCTTAACCCTACGCTTTGTTCTGGGCTTCTTTGTCCCAGCTCCACCACAGACAACTCTCAAGAGCGATGTTGCTACCTGGGTTCGTCAAAATGGCGAGACCAACTTTAAGCAGACTTGGAATAACCTAGTTCAAAAGACTGGTGATTATGACAAGGCTATGCAGGAATGGATTCGTCTATTTCCAACAGAGTTGCCATATACCATCTCTGAGTCTGAATCTACCGTTACTGCACTCATCAGTGCTAATGACAAGACCAACAAATGGGTAGAAAAAAACAAAGGTCTACTTGAGAAATACCCAGAAGCTGCTTCATTCTTCTTGCCAAAAGATGCTGGATTCGATTTTAATGCCTATAAGTTACTAATTAAGATGGGCTTAAAAGAATCTAAACTAGTAGGCGATTTCTTGCGTGAAGTAAATACAGCCTACGATGAGACTTTCTACTATGACCAAAGAGACCTTTACGAAGAAGAGTTAGCAAATACCTACGGAGACTTTGCTAAGCGCAACCTTAAGAGTCAATGGGATAACTGGTCAAGCCAGTTCCTCAAGGCTCGTCCTAGCCTACAGGTAGAACTTGGTAAAGGTGCAGAGAATGCTATTCAACGCAGACGTACTCTGATGGATCTAGAGTCTATGCTTTCAGATTCTAACGTGAAGCTAGACCCTGCAGTGCGTAAGCCAATCGAATCTATGTTGACTGTCTATAACGACTACATCAACACCCGTGATTCTATCTACAGCAATAGTGGATCTGCACAAGATTACAAAGACCTACTCAAGCAACGAGCAAAGTCAGAACTAGAGCGTTTGTCCAAGACAAACCGTAATGCACAAGATGCTTACTTTGCTCTATTCTCGAAATTGATTAGAGACTAACAGGAGAAGATATGTCAGAAAGTGCATTTTGGAATAACTGGAAGAACTCGGCTCTGCCAGCCAGTGGTTCCACTGTCTCTAATCCTAATGCCTCTGGTGCTTATGCTGGATATAAGGGTGGTCAAACTGCAGGTATCACAACCGATGTATCTGAATTATTAAACATTTCAGACAATGACAGACTAATGATTTCAAAGATGCTTGTATCTGCAGGCTATCTTAAGAGCGCAACGAGCAAATACAACAAATCTCTAGGTGACGCTTATACAAAAGCGCTAAACGACTACCAAGTTGAAGCTGCTAGAACTGGTCGTCAAGGGCTAACCCTTCGAGTCTTCCTACAAGAGAATGCAAGTACTCCAACGGGAGCAGTATCCAATAAGCCATCAACTCAGGTTGCCTCTCGTGTTGATGACAATACTACTGCCGATGCCCGCGTAACAAAGATATTTGAATCTCTTGGCCTTACCCCAACTCCTGCTCAAATCAAGGAGTGGAGAGGCAAACTTCAGGCTGAACAGAAGAAAAATCCTGTTACCACAAAGTACACCACAAAGAATGGCGTTACTACAGCATCTACTACTGGTGGACTTGAAGATGAATTCTGGCTAGAGCAGAACATTAGAAAAGCATTTGCTAAAGATATTGAAGCAGTTGGACTTATTGATAAAGACACCGCTGCTCGTGAGAAAGCAAAGTCAATATATAACAAAGTGACTCAAGGGTTGACTGGAGATGCTCTTGCTGCTGCTGCGAATAAGACTGAATACGGTAGAGATATCAATGCTATCAAAGCTAGAATCAATGAATATGTTCTAGAAGCAGGCGGAAGCCTGGCTGATGCAGATGCTGCCGCTAAAGAAATATATGATCTTGGTATTGCAGGAGATGCTACACAAATTCGTGATTATCTACGTGGCAAGATTACCCTTGGTGACGGCGCTCTAGGTGGTCGCGCTGGTAGCAATCTAGCAGACCTACAAAGGACCGCTGCTGCTAATGGTCTTGACTTAAATAAAGCATTTGGTGGTCAAGTAAAGACCTGGCTTAAGAATATAGAGCAGGGCGAAGATATTGACACCTATAAGAGAATCATTCGTGGCGTAGCCAAACTTGGTATGCCAGACAAGGTATCTACTTTGCTAGACCAAGGTGTAGACCTAGAGACTATCTACAGTCCATACCGCCGTCAGATGGCTAACCTACTAGAAGTTGATGAGGGTTCTATCAGTCTTGATGACCCATTACTTCGCTCATCTATTGGGCCAGACAAAGAGATGACTCTGTACGATTTCAAGAAAGCAGTTCGTAAAGATCCTCGCTGGCAGTACACAGATAATGCTAGAGAAGAAGTATCAAATATCGCACTATCCGTACTTCGTGACTTCGGATTTCAGGGGTAATAATGGCTGAGATAAATCAAAGTTTTGTAAAAATACCATACTCTGAATTAAGCGCTGCTCAAAAGTTGCAAATGGAAAAAGCGGGCGCACAAGGTGGTGGCAAATATCCAATAGTACCAATGTCGGGTGAGGAGTACTACAACTCACGTGGCGGTATGAATAAGGCTGGATACTGGGGAGATTCATATACTCCTGGACTTACTTTAACTGACGAAGAATACGCTGCAGCAATAGCATCAACCCCCAAAGGGGGCCTTACAGGTTCATCAATAAGCGCTGCTTCTCAGAAAAAAGCAATGGAGTACTATTCATCTCTGGGTTATAGCGCAGATCAAATTTCAAAATTAATAGGTGGGTCTGCTCGTTTAGTAGATGGCAGATACTATGATGTGGGAAACCTTCTTGGTAATACACCTCAGATTACCGACGAGAAAACTCGTCAGGGGCAATCTGCCTACACTTTGTTACTAGAACAGTTCAACCAATACGGCTTAGGCGCTCTCATTGAACCATTAAAAGGATTTATCGTAGAAGGTCTATCACCTGCAGAGTTTACTCTCAGGTTGCGTGAGACAGATGCCTACAAAAAGCGCTTTGCCGCTAACGCTCAGCGCGTAGCTAAGGGCCTACGTGCCCTATCTGAGGCAGAATATATTGGCCTTGAAGACCAATACCAAGATGTTATGCGTCGTTATGGTCTGCCAGAAAGTTATTATACTCGTGGTGATATGGGTCGCCAAGAGGGCTTTGAGAAGTTTATTGCTGGAGATGTATCACCTGTTGAACTAGAAGATAGAGTTCAGACAGCACAGCGTCGCGTACTTAATGCTGCTCCACAAATCAAGGACACTTTGACACAGTACTACGGAGATGAAATATCCAACGGCGACATTCTTGCCTATGTATTAGACCCAACTAAGGCTATTGAAAACATCAAGCGTAAGGTGACCGCTGCTGAAATTGGCGGTGCTGCAGCCAGATTTGGTCTTGGTGCAACTCGCACCAGAGCAGAAGAACTTGGCACCTACGGAGTTACTGGTGAGCAAGCACAAGCTGGATACGAGATGATTGGTGGCGGCCTAGAACGTGGACGTCAACTATCAGCCATCTATGGTGGCCCTGCCTATACTCAAGCGGTAGCAGAGACAGAATTATTTAAGTTGCCTACAGCTACTGAAGCGCGTAAGCAACGTCAACAACTTATCAAACAAGAGACAGCAACATTCGGTGGCACCGCTGGTGCAACGGGTGGAGCGCTAGCCCGCGATAGAGCGGGCGCATTCTAAGCCTGCTAACAGAACGACTGGTCTGTTAGAGAGACAACAAAACCAGTAGTAGGAGCCATATGGCGTTCCCCAAACCATATGAGGCCTACGACAACTACAACCAAGGGAGAAGGACCTATGTCCAATTATGACCTAGAGGACGATGACGATCTATCCGATCTATCTAATGACCTCGTCAAACAGTTGCGTAAAGCAAACAAGCAGAAAGAGAAAGAACTAGCCGAGTTAAAGGCTCAGTTTGAAAACCTCTCGAAAGCACAAAGAGAACGAGCAATTAAAGACGCCCTCGAACGTCGCGGGGTAAACCAGAAGATTGCTTCTTTTATCCCACAGGATATAGACCCAACTGAGGAGTCTGTATCAAACTGGTTGAATAACTACGCCGATGTATTCGGAGTAGATACTCAACCGAACCAGGCAAAACCGAATGTTGACCCAGCTCAGGCACAGCAATATCAGAGGATGACTAACACCGTTGATGCGGCAGCAACACCTGCTCCGCTCGATGATGTTTATCGTCGATTGATGAATGCTAATACCAGAGAAGAACTGGATGCAATCATTCGTGAGTCTGGCATCTAAGACCCGAACCTAAACTAAAAGAAAGGCAGGTGGTTAGAAATGGCGTTACCAGCAGGTACATTGACACCTACGACAACCGTTTCCAACCTCGTCCAGACAGCGTACGATCAGTACGTCCGTATGGCGCTTCGCTCCATTCCTGTAATGCGTGCGATTGCTGATGTTAAGCCAGTTCAGCAAGCAATGCCTGGTTCGTCAGTTGTATTCTCCATCTATTCAGATCTAAGCACTGCTACAAGCACCTTGACTGAAACATCTGACGTTTCCTCCACTGCTCTAGGCAACCCATCAACTGTTTCCGTAACTCTCAATGAATACGGTTCAGCAGTTACCACAACAAAGAAGCTCAACCTCACATCGTTCAACGATGTTGATGCAGCTCTTGCAGACATCATCGCTTACAACGCAGCCGATTCAATCGACTCTGTTGTAGCATCTGTCCTCACTGGCGGAACCAACGTAATCTACGCAGGTACTGCTACAAACCGTAACGGCATCACATCCTCAATGACCATCAGCGTTGCTGATATCCGTGAGGCTGTAACACAGCTCCGCTCAAACAAGGCTTTGCCTCGTATCGGCGAACTCTATGCTGCATACCTACACCCACGTCAATCTGCAGACCTTCGTGCTGAATCAGGCACTGGTGGTTTCCAGGAACTCACCAAGTACGTCGAGCGCACACCGTTCGTCGCTGGTGCAGTTGGCGTTATCGAAGGTGCTTTCGTTGTTGAAACACCTCGCGTTCCATCTGTTGTTAACACTGGAACAGTTACTTGCTACCAAGCAGTTGTTGCAGGCCGTGAGGCTCTAGCAGAAGCTATGGGACAAGACATCACCACCGTTATCGGTCCAGAAGTTGACACACTACGTCGCTTCCGCACCATCGGTTGGTACTACTTCGGAGGCTTCGCTCGCCTTCGTGAAGCAGCTCTCTATCGTATCGAGTCTGCTACATCTATCAACTAGGTTGATTGACTATCAAGCAGGGATTTAACTGCGCCTCTTGTTTGACATTAGGCCCCCTGCTTGGTGGTAAGTTCATCTAAAGGAGAGTAATGGCTAACTATCATCTGATGACGCCTTGGCAGGCTGAGACGTGGATACCTGATGGCAACATCTATTCGCCCTATGCTCGTCTTGCTGGTAGACCAAATGCTGATGGCGTTGGTCGTATTACAGATATCGGCAGAGGTGTATCTCTGTTGATTAACGGCTCTACTGTAACAGAGTCAAGAACTCCAAGCCAAGATGATTTAGCAGATGCTGACCAATACTTCCTCGGTGGTCACGAATATACAGTAGATCAAAATACTGCAGATATCCTCATCGCTGCAGGTTATAGCGACTATCTCACGGTGATACCTTAATGAGTAACTGTACATCATCTTGCAAGACCAAAGACCACGCATCCTATGGTGATTGCATACAAGAGAATATGCCAATGATTGCCCCATCAGCTGCTCCTTCAAGAACAGGGTGGGATATGACAAGAATCAAAAAAGATAATAAAGAAATCGATTCGTACTATGCCGCTGTTAAGCAGGGTATAGAACCTATCTCAACCAAACAAAAGGACATAGATGCTGCTGTCCGTCTCAGCAACGAGATGGGCGTAGCATTTGATGGCAACAAAATATAAGGAGCAACAATGCCAGTAAATAACCCAGAAGCATATGGCAAGGATCAAGTAGAAGAAAAGTTTGAAGAAGAATACTACCAGCCATATCCAGTAACACAGCCAGTATCACAGACCCGCTTTGATTCCTATGAGAAGCTCCAGACTGGCGCACCAGGAAAGCCAGCACCAAAGCAGGTACGTAACTAATGATGAAGAAGCCTGTCGCTAAGAAAGCACCATTCGCTGCAAAGAACAAGAAGCCAAACGCTCTTAATAAAGCGATTATGGAAGGCAAGAAACTACCATCCAAGAACAAGAAGCCAGGAAGGTACCTAGACAAATGAAGAAAGCAGCCAAGAAAGCCAAAGTCGCCAAAGTCCTTGGCGAGTTCAAGCGTGGCACACTTCATTCAGGCAAGGGTGGACCAGTTGTTAAGAAGAAAGCCCAAGCAGTTGCAATCGCAATGAGCGAAGCAAAGATGGCAAAGAAGAAGGCCAAGAAGAAGTAATGTCGTCTGGACAATACAAGACACATAGAGGATTCAACTCTATGCAAATCAAGAATGGTATGGTTGTCAGACTGAACAAGAATGGCACCATTCGTGCTGTGTTAGGGAAGGTGGGCGAATATGGCAAAGACCCCAAGTTGGCAGCGAAAAGAGGGTAAGAATCCTAAAGGTGGCCTCAACGCTAAAGGCAGAGCATCTGCCAAGGCACAAGGTATGAACCTCAAGCCACCAGTGAAGAAGGCTGAAGCGAAACGCTCACCTAAATCTGCAGCCAGACGCAAGTCATTCTGTTCTAGAATGTGCGGTATGAAGTCTAAGTTGACTTCTGCCAAGACGGCGAAAGACCCAAACTCTAGAATAAACAAGTCCTTACGGGCTTGGGATTGTAGTTGCAAATGAAACAGAAGAAAGCATTTTGGGACACAAAGAACCCAAAGAAGACATCTAAGAAGTTAACTGATAAGCAGAAGTCTGCTGCTAAAGCACGTGCCAAGGCCGCTGGCAGACCATACCCAAATTTAATTGACAATTCTTGGGCAAGTAAACAAAAGTAATTAAGGAGAAATAATGGCTCTCGGGACGCTGGGAAGTACGCTCAATGATGAACTCAACCGTTTGGCTAATGGCGGTACCTACCGTGATATGAACCAAATGGTTGATGAGGCACTCGCTGCCAAGCAATGGGCTAACCGTGAGAACATCAATCCTTACTCCACAGACACGGTAGGTATTCTCAATGAGATTGCAGGGTTGGGTCTTGATAAAAAGAATTGGCTTGATTTTAATGGTGTATGTAATTACATCGCTGGCACTACTGGCCTACCTGCAGCGGCTGCTCTCCGACAAGTCTACCCAACCACCGATTTACTCACAGGAGTAGCCTCCTATTATGTAGATGCAACTACTCCGCAAAACTGGGGAAGTCTTGGTTATGTATACCTTGATGGTGTAGCTGGTAACTATCTATCAGTACCTGATGCAAGCAATCTTGACATTACTGGCGATATTGACTTACGTGCTTATGTTGCATTAGACGACTGGACTCCCGCTGCAGCAAGTGCTACACTTATTTCTAAATATATAACTACTGGCAATCAACGTTCTTATAGATTGCAGGTTGCTACTAATGGAACACTTCAGTTAACTTGGTCAGCTGCAGGAACTGCAGCGTCTGGAACAGTTGGTTCTACTGTAGCACCTACTATTGCAGATGGTTCTCCTTTGTGGGTTCGCGCTACACTAGACGTAGATAATGGCGCTTCTGGCAATACTGCAACCTTTTACACATCAACAGATGGTTCATCTTGGACTCAACTAGGAAGTCCAGTTGTAACTGCAGGAGTTACATCAATCTATGCAGGAACTGCAATTCTTGAAATCGGTGCAAGTGAAGCTGGTTCATTGTTGGCAGGTAAACTATATCGTGCGCAGGTCCTTAACGGTATCGGTGGTACAACCGTACTTGATGTCAACATCGCTACAGACTATTCATCTTCCCGTCTAGATACCTTTACCGCTACCACAGGTCAGACTGTCACCGTAAACGGTGTAGGTGTAGTTAACAACCTAGGCACTGCTGGCTCACTACTACCTACCACAGTAGGTTCATCTACCGCTGCAGACAGCAATGACCCTAAGTTCCTAGACCATACTGGCACCAACTATGTCTATCTGCCAGGAGTGGCAAGCAATTATTTATCAGTACCTGATGCCGCTGCATTAGACATTACTGGTGATATTGATATTCGCGTTCAGGTAGCAATGGATGATTGGACACCTGGCGCTGCAAGAATTTTACTTAGCAAATGGAATTTTAGCAGCCAAAACTCTTATAGATTCTTCATAAATTCCGCTAATGGTTTGCAATTAGATTATTCCACAACTGGTAGTGATTCAAATAGCCGACTTAGCACTGTTGCAAACACAATTACTGATGGCACTGTAAAGTGGGTTCGTACAACCAGAGTTGCATCTACTGGTTTGACTAAGTTTTTTACATCAGATGATGGCAACACTTGGACTCAACTTGGTGCAGATGTTTCAGGAGCATCTGGGAATATGTTTGTTTCAACAACTGAAATCCAAATCGGAGCAACAGTTGCAACAAGCGCCAATGCTGCAGGCAAAATCTTCCGCGCCCAAATCTTTAACGGCATTGACGGCACTAAGGTACTAGACGTAGACACATCCGTCATTACTGCTGGTAGTGCTACCTCATTCACCGCTGTTACTGGTCAAACCGTAACAATCAACCGTTCCACCTCTGGTCGTAAGACTGTAGCTGTTACCCAACCAGTATGGCTATTCGGTACAGATGACTATATGGAAGTCAATAACCGCTGGATCGATGGCACTGCGAAGAATCTGTATTTGCCAGGAATTGCTGCATCTGCAAACAACGCAACGTCACCTGATAGTGCTGCATTAGACATTACTGGTGACATTGATATTAGAGCAAAAATTGCTATGGATAGTTGGACTGATGCAGGTTTCCCGTCATTCATTAACAAGAATGGAACTGCTACAACCCAACGTTCTTATGGTTTAGGAATTAACTCTGGAACTGTATATCTTGCTTGGTCACCAGATGGCACCTCAACTAATGAAATTCGCAAAGATGCAACGACTACTGTTGGTCTAAGCGCTGGAACTACAAAATGGATTAGAGCAACTCTTGATGTTGACAATGGCGCATCAGGAAATACAGTTACATTCTATACCTCTGACGATGGAACAAGTTGGACACAACTTGGTAATACAGTGACTACCGCTGGAACCACATCTATATTTAGTGGAACTGGAACTATCACTATTGGTGGAAACTTATCTACATCTAACCAATTCCGAGGCCGCTTCTATCGCGCTCAGGTCTATAACGGCATCGGTGGCACATTAGCCTTTGACGCTAACTTTGAAACCAGCATCACCAGCGTTTCACAGACCACATTCACCGAATCCAGCGCCAACGCTGCCACTGTTACAATCAACAGAAGCGGTAGCACCTACCGCAGTGCTGGTATTACCACCTCTGGTTATCTATATCCTGGAGCAACGAATACCTTCACAGCCAGCGCTACAGACTTCTTAAACTTTGAAGCAAATCAATCATTTACTGTTATGGCGATACTTCGTGATTTTGGTACTGATGCTAACGGCAGAACATACATTATGAAAAAGTTTGGGGAATCAGGTGCAGCAACTGCTGGATACTATCTGTGGAGATACGCAGGTAATACATACGGACAAATATCTGATGCTACAACCTATCCTGGAAACGCAGATAAAAATAATGCCGATGTTCGTGGAACTATGGCAGTCAATTATTTAGCAAGAAATGTTATATCTGATACTTTTTACGTATCTCAAAATGCATTGTCTCCAGTATCTAAAACTGATACTACAACAACCACTCTTGCTAATATATATCCATTTAGAATTGGTACATCTTCCCAGTCTATAGCCAGTGCTGGTGACTTTGAATTAGCAGCTGCTGCAGTATTCCGTTCAGTTTTAACTGCCTCACAAATCCGTCAGATATCTAACTACTTTGCCAACAGAGAGGTCTACCTATGAGTCCAACACTTCGTTGTTATGAGTGGATTGAAGTCTTTGATGATGAGGGTAATCTTATTGAGAAGAAGTCTGCTGCTGAAGGCTTAATCGTTAATGGCGTACTTCTTGGTACCCCTCTCGAAATCGATGGAGATCCAGCAACGGCTGAGTTTGATGACTCTATGTTTCCTCAAGGTATAATCCTTGCAGACGGCACCATTATCCCAGATGAGGATGACGACCTAGTAGGATAATTGGTTATGGATATTAAAAAATCTGGTATAAGAGTCTGTTCTATACCAAACTGCACAGGTAAACAAACCAGAATATATTCTATACACAAAGTATTCTACTGCGGTATGCACGCCCAAAGACTTCGTAAGTATGGTGACCCTAATCACAAAATAAAATTAGCTGTAGGAGAATATAAAGTTTGCTCCTTAGATGGCTGTGAGAAGAAGCATTATGCACATACTTACTGCAGGTTACATCATCAGAGATGGTATAAGACTGGAGATCCAGGACCTCTGGAGTTTATTAAAAAACCACCTGGTCAAAGACGTCACTACATTAGAGGTGGGTATGTTGCCGTAACTGACCCTCACAAAAGAAAACGTGATGGCGTTCTAGAGCATAGACTTGTTATGGAGCAGCATCTTGGTAGACTGCTAGAACCTCACGAAGAGGTTCACCATATAAACGGTGTCAGGGATGATAACAGAATAGAGAACCTAGAGTTATGGTCAACAAGTCAACCCTCAGGTCAGCGAGTCGAAGACAAGATAGCCTGGGCATATGAGATAATCGGGCTTTATGGGAAAGAAAAAAAACTTAAGCAAATCAATCAAGCCTCCAAAAAGTAAAGCAAAAATCGCGTTATATAGCATTTGCCGCGATGAAGCTAAACACGTCAAGCGTTGGTATGAAAGCACCAAGCAGGCAGACCATCATATCCTAGTAGATACTGGTTCTACTGACGATACGATAGAGATAGCCAAGAGCCTTGGTATCACTGTTCATCAGATTCATATAGAGCCTTGGCGATTTGATGATGCTAGAAATGCCAGCCTTGCGCTAGTTCCTAAAGATGTGGACTACTGCGTGGCGATGGACCTAGATGAGATTATGCTACCTGGTTGGTATGAGCAACTGCAGAAGGCCTTTAGAGATGGCACAGATCGTCCTGAGTATAGATTCATTACTGCTTGGGATGCAGACGGTAAACCAGTAACAGAGTTTAATGGCTTTAGAATCCACCGCCGTAATGGTATGAGATGGATATATCCCATCCACGAAGTCTTAGAATGTTATGACGGTACTGAGACTCGTAAGGTCTATAAGTTTGAGTCACATCACTTACCTGACGGAGATAAGCCTAGAGACTATCTACCGATGCTTATCAAGGCAGTAGAGCAAAACCCTGATTCAAGAAATCTCTACTATCTAGCACGAGAATACTTCGGGAATATGAAGTTAGTCGAGGCTAAAGAGACACTTGATAGATACCTAGCGGTATCCCAGTTTCCTGCAGAGCGTTCCTTTGCTATGAGAATGATGGCTAAGTGTGACCAAGGACAAGAAGAAGAATGGCTACTCAAGGCTATGGAAGAGCATCCTTCCAGAGAATCTATCTTGGCTCTAGCAAATTATTATTACAGAAATCAGAGATGGGCAGAGTGCAACCTTGTTGCACATAAGTCCCTAGAAGCTACACAGCGTGATACAGGTTTCCTCACAGAGCAATGGGCGTGGGGTCATATGCCCTATGACCTTATCGCAGTATCTGCGTGGAGACTAGGCAAGTATGAAGAAGCATATGAGTATGGAAAGAAAGCAGTAGAACTGTCTCCGAATGACGAGCAGTTAAAGAACAACCTTGAAATCTTTAAGGAGAAAATAGATGGCAAACTTCAGCGATCTGGTAACGAGCGTCCGAAGTAACCTGCAGGGATTCACCCTACGCCAAGACCGCATTACCTATCTAGCCAGTGCTATTGATGCAGATGATACTGCCGTCACTGTCGGTTCATCAAGTAACCTTGCAAAGGGAGTCATCGAGATTGATGATGAACTAATCTGGATTGATAACTTTGATAAGGCATCAGCAACAATGAACGCTATTCCTGGTGGCTTTGGTCGAGGTTATCTTGGAACTACTGCAGCATCACACGCTCAGTATGCTCCAGTCTATCTAGCTCCTACATTTCCTCGTCAGACTATCAAGCAGGCTATCAACGATACTATCAACTCATTCTTCCCTAAGCTCTGGGGAGTAGGTAGTACAACCTTTACCTTTAATGCAAGTCAGACAACATATGCTCTACCTGCTGATACTGAAACAGTGCTCTATGCCTCGTGGCAGACCACAGGTTCAAGCCTTGAATGGCTACCTATTAACCGCTGGAGAGGTGATTCATTTGCCAATACCACAGCGTTTCCAACAGGTAATACCATCAACATCTACGAGAACATACAGCCAGGTAGAACTGTCCAAGTCTTTTATACCAAGCAGGCATCACCGCTGGTGAATAATGGTGATGACTTTGTTGATACTACAGGGCTGCCAGTAACGTGCGAAGATGTAGTTATCTACGGAGCTTGCTACCGACTACTATCCTTTATCGATGCAGGACGTATCAACCTTACCTCTGCAGAGGCAGATACGATGGATTCTAAGATTCCATCAGGTGCTGGAACCAATGCAAGCCGTTATGTATTTGCTCTATTCCAACAAAGACTCAACGAAGAATCATTGAAGTTGGCAGACAAGAACCCAATCCGACTTCACTATAGCCGCTAAGGGGAAATAAATGACCAGAAAATACTCATCCATATCCGTTGAGCAGTTAATCAGTTCGCCTATGGGCGCTGCTGATACCACTATCACACTGGCTGATACTGCTGCAGTTACAGCGCTCCTTGGTGGTGTCACCCTTGCTGCAGGTAACGTAGACCAGTTCACTATCGCTGTAGATCCTGATACAGCCTCTGAAGAGATTATCTTTGTACGAGCCACATCAGGCTCGCAGTTGACCAGCCTTGTTCGTGGACAAGCAGGAACGACAGCAACAACACATTCTGCTGGCGCTACAGTTAAGCACGTTCTAACCTCTAACGATTTAGATTACTACACATCTGGGGTAGATGCCTCTATCACTGCTGCAGGTACAGCAACTTTGACAAACAAGACTGTCAACCTAAGCAGTAATACCCTTACAGGAACTATTGCTCAGTTTAATACTGCTCTATCCGATGCAGACTTTGCTACCTTGGCAGGTAGTGAGACTTTGACTAACAAGGTTATTACTGCTCCAACTATCTCAACACCCGTAGTAACTATTGCTATCAATGCACAGACTGTTGCATATACTCTAACCGCTACAGATAAGAACAAGTTAGTTACTATCAATTCTGCTACTACCGCAAATGTCACAGTTCCTTCAGGGGTCTTCTCTGTTGGAGATGTAGTATATGTAGCACGCATTGGAGCTGGCGCTTGTGCTTTTACAGCCAGCGGAACTACCCTTAATGGAACTCCAGGACTTAACCTACGAGCACAGTATTCTACTGGTGCAATTATCTGTACTGCATCAAATAGCTTTATTGTAGTAGGAGATCTTTCATAGTGGATGTCAGCCTACTGGGTATTATCAGTAAGCCTAAGATAACTGGTACTACCACTACCACCACAACAACTACTACAACTACCACTACCACCACGACCACTACTACAGCCGCGCCTACAACAACAACCACTACAACAACTGCTGCTCCTACTACTACAACTACTACAACTACAGCACCACCAGTAACTACGTGGTACTGCAGTTCTACATTTAGAGATGCGTATGGGAACTTCTTTTATGATAGATGGACAAGCGAATCTGATGTATCAAATTACGTATGCGATTCTTACACAACAACCTGCTCATCAACTGGATACCCAAGTTACCCAAGTATAATACCCTGCTAGTATTTATTTATGGCAGATGTTAAACCCTGGGATATGATAAATGGCGCTCCTCGTGCGTCTAAAGAAGAGACCGCAAGGAGATTTGCTATATGTCAGGAATGTCCTGAAATAGTAGAACTAACCTCAACCTGCAAAAAGTGTGGCTGTTTTATGTATGCCAAAACTAAATTAAAGGATGCTACCTGTCCACTAGGTAAGTGGTAATGGCTTCGATATTTGTACAGATAGCCTCATATCACGACTTTGAATTGGCTAAGACAGTCTATGACTGCGTCAATAAGAGTAGCGGTAAACATCAGATTTGTTTTGGGATACATAACAATTTCAGAGAAGATAATCAGATATTCCTGCCGCTGGTACCCAATACTAAAATCAAAGAGAGCAAGGCTCCAGAGAACATCGGAGTAGGCATCTCTAGGTCTATAGCAAATAAACTATATGACGGGCAGGACTACTATCTGCAGGTAGATTCTCATACTAGATTCTACCCACATTGGGATGATGAACTTGTCCGTAATATCAAGCAAGCAGAATCTGACAAGCCTCTTATCAGCGCCTATCCTGCATCGTATACTTACGATAGTAACCTTCAAGAACGATGCGAGTTTGATAGATCTGTAACTGAGGTTTGTTTTCAAGAAAATACTGGACAGTTTGAACAAAGCCTTATCCCGCATCAGCGGGCTGTAGCACATAAAGGAACTGGCAAGAATAAATCTATCTCTGCTGGGTTTATATTCAGCACTGGAGCCTATGCAGAACTTGGCTTTAATGAGAAGATTATGTTCTGGGGTGAAGAGATACTCACCGCAGCTAGAGCATTTACTAACGGCTTTGACCTATTACTGCCAGACAAGCAATATATCTATCATCTTTACTATGATCATTCAGCACCATTCCAGAAGAACTGGCGTAGGCATATTTGGCAAGACTTCCCAGAGGAATATCAAAAAATAGATGCTGAATCTAAGAAGTTAGTCTTTGAGATATTCGATAAAGAAATCATCGGACCAAAGGAATTAGGTTCAGTACGAACGCTTAGTGAGTATGGACAATACGCTGGTCTAGATTTTAAGGCAAGGAAAGTACTCTAAGAAACAAGGAGAGCAATGGTCGACTACGACATTACAGAGGGTATCCCCGTACCTATTTCTAACCCGTCGAATACAGTTTCATATTCTCCTACTGCAGAAGCCTACGATATTGCTATCAATGGACAACCATTCTTTATAGCAGCATCCGATGAATCACCTTATCGCCGTGTCACGGCTCAGTATCGTAAGCAACAGATTGACCAGACTAGAGAGGCTGGAGAACAAACTCTTACTGGCTGGTGGGTGAGAAGCCAATCATCCTTCCATCAAGGAGCAGGTATCAAGTTCTTTGAACCACTTCAGGATGAAGGTCTACGCTTCCAGTTTACTGAATCTAAAGGTATTGATATCTGGACCAAAGGACAGGCAACCCTGTTGAACTCAACAGTGCGCTGTCTAAGTTCTGCAAATACTCCTATCATCATCGGTGCTAATGATGGAACTGATGACTGCCTCGTTATTGCAGATGGAACTGCTCTGAAGAAAGTAACAATGAGTAGCGATACTGCTACCTCATCTACCTATACTCAAGCAGGAACTCCAGCTACCATCTATGACTTAACAACTGATGGAACTAGATACTGGTTTATCAATTCTACTCATATCCATCGCGGTAATATCGGTGGTACCACTAGCGATACTGAAATCTATGCTGCATCTAGCACAACAAATGCTCGCATTAGATATGTCAAGCAACGCCTTATTGCTGCAGTCAATAACGCTCTACGTGAATTAGATCCTGCCCATACTGGCGGTGGCGCTATGCCTGCTGCCTTCTATACCCATCCACAGACAGATTGGACTTGGACCACTATCTCAGAAGGTCCTGCTGCTATCTATGTTGGTGGCTATAGCCGCAAGAACTCATCTATCTACAAGATTACTCTTGACCTGACTGCTTCTAACTCTCTTGGATTTCCAGAGTTAAATGTACCAACAGTCACCGTTGACTTACCTGAAGGTGAAATCATCAACACCTTCGATACTTACCTTGGAACCTACGGAGTTCTCTGCACCAATAAAGGTGTGCGAATAGCAGTGCTATCTGCCGATGGAGATGTGGCCTACGGACCATTGCTTTTTGAAGGTGAATGCACTGATGTTATCTTCAGAGATAAGTTTGCCTATGTATCAACCACCGTTGGTTCTGAATCAGGTCTTGTTCGCATCGACCTATCAAGTCCTATAGAAGCCAATAGCCTCATCTTTGCTTACGCTTGGGATGTCTATGCCTCTGGTGAAACTACAGTATCTAACTCTGTAGCATTTCTTGGAGCTACAGATCGTGTGGCATTTACAGTTCCTGGTGATGGAGTATGGATTGAATCTTACGGAGTCAAGGTAGCAAGTGGCTACCTGCAGACTGGTTATATCCGATATAACACCACTGAGAATAAAGTCTTTAAGTTCCTATTTCCACGATTTGATTCCACCGATGGTGGTCTATCTATCCAATCTATTGCTGAAAATGGTACTACCTACACCATTGCAAACTTCTTAGAAGATTCATCTATCACTGAAGTAGGTATTCCATACCCAACAGGTGCTCACGAGTATCTTGGATTCAAGTTCACGATGACTCGTGCTACTGGTGATAGTACTTTGTCACCACTATTTACTGGTTACCAAGTCAAGGCTCTGCCTGCAGTACCACGTCAGCGTCTGATTCAATATCCAGTTCTCTGCTACGACCACGAGACAGACCACTTCGGAGTAGAAGTAGGTTACGACGGTTCTGCTTGGGCAAGAATGTCTGCACTAGAAACAATAGAAAATGCTGGCGATACAGTCAGAGTAGAAGATTTCAGGACGGGTGAAACTTACATCGGACTGATTGAAGAGATGGACTTCATCAATAGAACACCAAGCGATAAGAGATTCTCAGGCTTTGGTGGAATGTTGATGGTAACAATACGATCACTATAAGGAGCCAGAGATGACCCCTGCTGACTGGGCTGGATTAGCCGTAGCAATAACAACTATCGTCGCTGCATTTGCAGCAGCGGTGAGATGGCTGGTAAAGCATTACCTAACAGAACTTAAGCCCAATGGCGGGTCATCATTAAAAGACAAGGTCAATGCATTGGAAGACAAGGTTGACCTACTCACCGAATTAGTTAAGGAAGCTTTGAGGAAATGAATGAAAATCAAGATAGCAAAGAAGGCAAGCCCTGCTGCGATTGCACTCCTCCGACAAGCAACTGCCCTTGCACCGAAGAGAAAGAAAGCCTCTGACGGACTTCTGCCCAGCAGAGCGCATATCAAGCAGAACCCAAACTCAGACCACAACACAGGTCTAGCAGTTGATTTAACTCACGATCCGAAGAATGGAATCGATTGCAATGTCATCTTTGAAATCCTTAAGAAGGATGAGCGCGTTACGTATCTTATCTTCAAAGGGCGCATCTGGAGCAAAGAGCGCAAGAAGGAAGGTAACCGCAAGTACACTGGTAGTAATCAGCACAATCATCACCTTCACGCTTCTATTCACCCTGACCACGCTGGCAATACTGCTGACTGGTTCTGGTGGATAGAAGATAAACCCAAGGGTTACAACCTACGGGCGAAGTTGGGTCGAAGGCCCAAGAAGAAAGAAATACCCAGTCCAAAGGAGGACTAATGGATAAGAAGTTAAAGGCGGCTCTGCTCTCCTGGTTCCGCGCTGCAGCATCTGCTGCGGTAGCGCTCTACCTTGCAGGTGAGACAGATCCAAAGAAGCTAGGAACTGCAGCACTTGCAGGCTTCCTTGGCCCAGTACTGAAGTGGCTTGACCCATCTGCCACAGAGTTTGGACGAGGCGCTAAGAAGAAGTAGTTCGTAAAGCAGCGAGGCACATACGACCCCTGTTCCCTTAATTGGGAATGGGGGTCTTTTTTGCTGTCTATAGGCAGGCTCTAGAACACCCTTTTAACGGGGTTTTAAGGGGGATTTCAGCCACTTTCAGGCGAAGGTAGTAGGGTAATGTGGGTCGGCGTCTGAAAACGCCTCAACTCAAAGTCAACTTACACCTGTTTACATAGGCAGAGAGTAGTCGGTATGAAGGAATCCGACGACTTTAATCTTCTTTCTAGTGTCCTTGAACTCTGTCGTAGTAGGCATCCAGCGTTCTTCCCAGAATGGTTCAGGTACCTTGAATAGGTCAAAGCCCCACTTACCAGCAGGCGTAGAGTTGATATACCAAGGTTCCATTTCTCGGAACTTAGCCTCAAGAATGAGGCGGTCATACTTAGACTTCTCAATCAGCAGTTCTGGGTAGTGGGTATGTCTACATTTAAGTTCGATGTATAAAGCGTGTTCTTCAGAGATGCAGTCAAAGGAATCGAAGGTGGACTCTGATCTAACAAGGTCGGGAAATCTACTCTCCTTCAGATAGTCAAAGAGTTCCTGTTCTCTCACAATACCTTAGCCCATCTTTGTTTTGGCTCGGTTGGTTGGTCTGTTCTTCTAGGCTTTCCGTCGGTATGTTTCCATTGACCACCAGATGTTATTGCTTCTAACTTCCAACCAGACGCTTTAAGGCTAGTTCCAGGTTCAGATTGAAGCACATATGTCTGTATCTTTTTATATCCCATTTCTTTTGCTATACGGGCACAAGCTCCATATAATTTAGAACAAGCATTGGTAGTTCCATCGGTACAAAGACGAGTAACTTCAGCTGTTTTACCGTCATCAGACAGACGAGCAACTGGTCTTCCGACTATTGCTACCCCTATCAATACTCCATTTAATTCAAGACCAACACTCCATTTATGTCCTCGGCTTGGTTTATGATGTCGATGAAGTTTTGCTATAAATTCATTTGCTGTTTTAAGTGTTATTGGCACTAAATTCATACTGCCTCTGGGTCATCCAATGGACAGGGAGCTTTCAGTAAATTACCGCAGTTAGCACATTGCACATCTAGTGCATACCAACAGATTTCATACTTCTCAAACTGGACGTAGGTATTAAAGACAGTACAACCGCAGACGCATTGATGCGTCGGTCCGATGTCTCGAAGGTCAGAAGCTGTAATCGGCGGTAGTTTATTTTTCCGCAGCGTTGGTAGACGGAGACGCATTCTATCAGGCGCCTTTCTGCATCGGGCGCCTGCTGCTATTATTGCGCCCCCAAGGGCGCATCTATAACGGGCGCTGGGCGCACTGGCGCCCGTATTAGTAATTCGCCTACGGCTCATATTTTAATCACCGATGGGAGTGTCGCAGGGGCGACACGCCGATAGGCGTATAAGATTTTCCAACTATGACCACCCTCGTTGGAATCCAGTTAGAAGACAGTCTCTGCCTGGCGGCAGATAGTCAAATCACCGAAGACAATCTTCGGACCATCAGCACTGCTACTCCGAAGATTCTCCACATCGGTAAGTACCTGCTGGGCATCGTCGGTGACTCTCGTCCTGGTGACATCTTGGCTTACAACTGGAAACCACCGACGTACAAAGGCGAAGATCCCGTTGCCTTTATGGGTAAGAAAGTTATGCCGTCCATACTCACGGCCTTTAAGGAGAACAGCTATGAACCTTGGGAAGCGACCAAAGATAAAGATTCAGGATTTGATTACCTCATTGCGTTTGATGGTAATTTATTTCATATCGCTTGTGACCTATCGTTCATCGCGTCGGATCACGGTATCTACGGTCTTGGTACTGGTGGTCAGTTTGCTATGGGTTATCTCTATGACCGCGTTACTCGTCTCACTATTGGCAATGTAGAGCAACACGCCCGACGTTCTGTTGAGATTGCATCGATGCTTGATATCAACACCTGCCCTCCTATACAGTGCGTCATACAAGAAAGGGGCAAGTAATGCAGACAGATATCGGTAGGTATACAGTTCATATCAATCGTTATTACATCAGTAACTTTGCTCTTGGTTTTGATTACTACAACCTGCTGACACATCCTGAAGGAATCAAAGAGGCTTCAGTATTTCAGTTGAGTTTTCTATTCTTTAACATTACGATTACGAGGTGGCACAAATGGATTTAGCTTGGGTAGCATTGATATGTTATTTTGTAATGCTTGGATTACTTCTATTCTTTAATCACGGAGCACATAAGAATGACTGATATCAAAGATAAGTTAATCAAGGCGTTACACGCCAAAGAGAACAACAGACCGCGTAGCACACAGGTGCAGATCGGTCCATCAGAATTGGGTGGATGCCGCCGTAAGGTTTGGTATCGACTCAACGACCAGCCAGAGACTAATGAGAATGAGTTAAAGCTGGCAGCCATAATGGGTACAGCCATACACTCAGCAATCGAATCTGCTTTTGCTGGTGACAACTCCATAATGCTTGAGACCACTGTTGAATATAACGGGATGAAAGCCCACGTTGATGCCTTCATATCGGACACGGGAGACGTCATCGATTGGAAGACGGTCAAGGCTAAAAACCTTTCCTATTTTCCGACGTTACAACAACGCTGGCAGGTGCAAACCTATGGCTACCTTATTGAAAAGTCTGGTGTGGGGAAGCCCAGAACTGTCAATTTGGTAGCCATCCCAAGAGATGGAGATGAAAGAGATATTAAGGTTCACTCAGAACCGTATGATGAATCAATCGCGCTGGAGGCGCTGAACTGGCTTGCTGCTATCAAGGAAGCCAAAGAGATTCCAGGACCAGAGCGAGATGAGAACTACTGTAAGTTTTACTGCAAATACTATGACGCATCAGGTGAGATTGGATGCGCTGGTATAAAAAA